GACAGACACGTGCTGGTCAAACCGACTGGCGTCGATACCCACGCAGACTGGCTTGACGAAAGAATCCCACTTCTCTCTCAACAACCGAGCCTGCTGCTGGGAATTGTATTTGCTAAACACGGTGGGAGCTTTAAACAACCCATCTATACCATCATAAACCTTGTGTTCTATAGGACGCAAATACCGACCAACCTCGACATTGAACTCGCCAGACCTAGGTTGTATTACCCTAGGCGCTGGGTCGGGCTTAATGCTAAAGTTGATTTTCTCTGCTTTGACAAAGGTCTTCAGGTGCGAGTCGCGGGGGCAGACTGCTTTAATAGCCAGCCTGTCCATAGCACGCTGATAAAAAGCACGACGCGGTCCTCTGTAGTATGACACAAATTCTTGTGCAGTCACAGGGGATTGTCGGCCAATACTAGCGGCTATGTTTACGAGGTACGACCCACACCTTTCGTTGAACACTGTACTACTAACTGGTGCCAAAGGCAAAACACAGTCCTTATTAGTGAACAACACTCTATCACCAACCCCTCTCATTAAATTGGCGATCGAGTTATTATGAGTACCAACTACATCGTCACGCAGGAACCGACTCATAGTTATGAACCCACGGACTTTCTTGGACCCGGAGAATTGGGGATTAACACCAGGGTATTGACCGGGTACCGTATCAACCCCATCCCCTATCTCTGGGCCCCATCAAGCCACCCCGTGGTACGGGCGGCCAAAGCTATCCATCAGCCTGTGGGCAGCTCTCACGTCAGGAACTGACTGTATCGCAGCACACTGCAACTCCATGTCTGTTGGAACGAAAACCATTTCTGTGGCGATGTCCACATTCTCCCAAACATGCCTGGCGAGCACCCCATGCTCCACGCAATGATCATAAAGATACTTACGCACACACATACGATTGCCCTCAGTCTTACGAGGTGTTCCGAATTTTGCCTTGCCGACCTTCACCAACCAAGATCGAAAGGGCGCACGAGCGCGCGGGCGGCGTTTCTTCTTAGACCCAACATCGATGGTATCCAGGACGCCGTCGTCGACTTCCACAGTAACCTCATCCAATGTCAGATCAGACCCTTCCATGATCTCCTCGCTAAGCTTAGCAACCATGACAGCGGCCCTACGAATTATCACCGCTCGCGGGTTCATGTACCAATCCCAGCACATTTTCCCGACAGCGAAAGTTAACCCCACACCAGCACAAAAGTAAAGACCTTTCATGCTCACTGAACTGCAGTGACA